TGTGCCGCCAGTTGCGGTCATGGAGCCGGTTGGATAAGCAAAAATAGCAGTCCCTTGAGCACCGTTTCCCCCCGCGTAATTAACTAAAGCAACATCTTTACCGCCACCGCCACCGCCACCGCCTCGGTTTGCCGCTGCATTGCTGCCTGCCGTGATTTGTCCAGCACCTGCCGATGAACCACCGGCTGCACCAGCCGACCACGAAAAGCCCGCCTCTGCGCTTCCGCAGCCACCGCCACCTGCGCCATAATTTGTGCTTGTGCCTGAAATTGCACTGTCAACACCAATGCCACCGGCACCACTTACAGAACCAGCTGCGCTGCCGCCAACACCGCCAGCACCACCACCACCGCCGCCTGGGTTTCCAGAACCGTCACCACCACCAAAACCACCAGAAGCACCAGCGCCGCCAGTGTTGCCAGCAAACGCGCCAGAACCACCACCGTTGGCGGTTGTTGTGCCATTGGCAGATATGCCATTTAAATCAAGCGAACCGCCCCCAGCGCCGCCCAACGCAGAAGGAAGGCCAGTTGCAGTTGTGGCAGACCCTGAATTGCCAACAACTAACGCCGCACCGCCAGATCCTGCCGTTCCAAGTGTAATCGTTATAGAGCCCGAAACAGCAAGCGTCGTTGTGCCGGATTGCACCTGTCCACCACCGCCACCGCCACCGCCGAAGCCGCCGCCACCGCCGCCTCCACCAACAAGAAGATATTGAAAAATACCTCGTTGGCTACCAAAACGACCCTGCCCAACCCGACCGACAAGCCCAACGCCGCCTAGCATTAGTTGCAGGCCATAATGGCTAGGGAGCAGTTGGTTGCGCCGTTGCGAATCCATGACACAAACTGCCCAGCGTCAACATCAAGGTGGAACTTCTCGCCATCGGCAAGGGGAATTGAACCAGCGCCCACAGTCGCAGCAACAGTCGAATTGCCCACACGAAAGAAGCCCGGACCACCAACAGCACAAACCATAATGCGCTCTTGCGTCAAGGCCGTGGAACGCACTTGGTTGGCATCAACCGTGGTTAGATACTGGCCTTGCTCATAAATATACAAGCGCGTTGGCGAAAGGTTGCTAGATGACATGGTATTGCCCCATTAAAAACATTGAGCCCCATGCCGCAAATATATTACGGCATAGAGCTAAAACAGGTTAGCCCTCTAGGGCTTTGTCGATTGCTTTTTGAAGGCGCTCAGCACCCCAACGGCGGTCAATCTGAATGCCAAGCTCTTCAGCCATTGCACGAAGGCTATCTAGGTCATCCGGCACGTCGGCTTCATCCTCAGCAGCGGATAACTCGAAGTATGGATTGGTTCCTGCCTTGGCAATCATGACAGGATCGGACACCGACACAGCGGAATGCGGCTCGAAAGCCACACCCCGCCATACAGTCGGAAAGTCACCCAAATAAGTGACCATCATCATGCGTCAATCACACCCAAGAGCGAGATTTGCACCGTTCCAGCAACAGCCGTACCAGCGGCGGTGGTTGCAGTCAGGTTGATGGTGGTTTCTTCCGCATAGCGATGCTGGTGGCCAGTGGCCGCAATCGCGCTAGAGATGCCGCCAGATTGACCAATGGTCAAACCAGTCAGAATGCGGTTATTGCTTGCAGTGTCACCAACAGCAAGAACAAGGGCGGTGCCGCTGTCCATGTCGGTGGCTTCCAGTGTCGCGTGAATGACCGTGAAGCCCTTTGGAACGCGAACGAGAGGGGTAACAGCGTTAAGGGCAAGGCCAGCGGTGCCAACCGCAACCGTACCAGCAACGCAGACCAGAGTGTTAGCCATGCCGCGAGAGGCGACAGGGTTAGTCAAACCATTTGCAAGAGCCATTGTCTTGTATCCTTGTGAAAGAAGAAAAGGCCCGCCACCTAAGCAGCGGGCTCAGGATTAGATGCCAGTGAACACGCTCACGATGCCGTGTTGGCGGTTGCCAAACATGACCTTCGCGATGCCGCGTTGCTCTTCGATCCCGACGTTGTTGATGAAGTCGTAATCGTTGTTGGTGTCTTTGGTAAAGCGAGGCATTTGACCCCAAGCCATTGCCAAAGCCTGTGCGCCGCAGAAGTAGCTTGGAGCCACGTTTGCACCCGATGCACCCACGCCAGCCAAGATTGGCAACTCAGGCAGCTCAACAATCAGAACGCCGTTGTATTCCATCACACCACCGCTGAAAACGATGTTGTCAACGCCACGAGGACGGGCATTGGTGTTGGCGGTTTCCAAGTCAGCCTTCAAGTGGTTGAAGGCAAACGTTGGAGCGAACAAGACAAACTTCTCGACGCCATCTTCACCGAACGCCATTGGACGCAAAGCATTGACCAAGCTGTCCGTGCGGCTCTCGGTCATTGCCAAGGCTTTGATGCTGTCAATGTGCGCACGGCTCAAACGCTCAGCGCTGTTGACGTTAGCCAAGGACGAGGCAAAGTTGCCAGCCACGATTTCGTTAGTAGTTGCGCCACCAAACCAAACGCGGTCAGCGTTGGAGGTGATGAATGCGTTACGCTGAGTTGCGTTAGCGTTGGCATAGGGAATCCAAGCCTCGACGCCATCTTCGTCGTTGAAGGCTGTGTCATCAAACGCAACAACCGACAAAGCGTCATGCAAGCGATACTTGAGGTCAAAGGTTGACCACTCTTTCAGCATGTCACGTTGTGCGCGGTAAAGATCGATAGAAGCCTTCTTTTGCTCCGACTTCTTCACAGCCACAGCGTTACGACGCCACACAGGGCGAATACGCAGCGAGTTGTTGGGGATAGAGGCCTCGTTACCAGCCAATTGACCAGTGCCGGTGCCGGTATTCTTGACAGGGAACACGATAGGAACGTTCAGTTCCTTGCCTTCGTCGTTCAGATCGGAATAGGTCTTGATGACCTTATCCATGCCCGAGCCCATGAATGGGGTAAGGCCAGTCTTGCGAAGATAGGCTTTGAAATAGTCCGGCTGAAACTTAATAAGTTCATTGGCCGTGACAACAGTGGTAGTAGCCATTGGTTTTGATCCTTATGGGAACATTGCGTTGAACACGTCCTGTTCATTGACTGGCCCAGTCTGACGTTGAGGCTTAACCCCACCGGCTTGGGCAATCGACTTGAGAGACGTCATCGCAGGTTGTTGTGAAACCGCTGGCGGAACCGCAGCGGCAGGTTGTTGGGTTTGCATCTGTTGCTGTTGCCACGCTTGGAAGGCCGCAAAGGTCTCCGGCGTTACTTGGCTGGCGATCTGGTCGCGTTTGAATTCAGCAACGGCTTCAGCATAGGGGTTCAAGGATTGCGCCATGCGTTGATTGAAGAACGGATCAACACTGCATTTTTTAAACGCCCATTCATGAGCCTTTTCGACCAATTCAGCCCCGTGGGTTTGTTTGGCCAATTCTTTGGACATTTCCAAGCGCATGGATTGCATTTGAGCCTGTAGCTGAACCACAGGGTCAATGTACTCATCCTCTTGAGGCGGCTGAACAAACTGCTCCAAATATGCAGCGCGTTGTTCTGCCTCTTGACGCTTGAACCGCTCTTCATGAAGCACCGCCAATGGAACACTACGCTCCACAATCGGCTCTTCTTGAACAATCGGCTCTGAAACGGGCTCAGGATCAACAGCAGCGGCTTGCGGCTCTTGAACGGGTGCCTCTTGCGTTGTCACCTCGGCATCTGCCTCGGGTTCATTGCTATCCAAAAAAGCTAAAGGGTCAGACATGGGTATTCATCCTTGCAGCGCCCGAAACAGCGGCGGCCTGAAGCGCCCGACAACCCGGCGGCGGTTTGGTCAGTTTTACACCGTGGCCATAGGTGAAGCGCCCGTCATGCCCGGCGGCGGCCCCATAGGATTGAACGCCATTGCAGCATTCATTCCCATATTCTGTTGGATCTGCGCGGCTTGAGACTTCTTGTACTCAGCCTCCGCAGCTAACTTCTCAGCCTCAGCGCTGCCCTTTTGGGCCTCTGCCTGCTGATCTGGATTTGGTTGGCCCTTGGCGGATTCCAGCAATTCCAGCAATTCACGTTTGTTTGGCAGGCTTGACGCCCGGATAATCAACTCAGGCGGAATTGGCAGGCCATTAGCCGCCATCTGCGCCAGACCTTGGAACTGCTCTTCCTGCAACGCTGCCGTGTCAGGTTGAGCATCAACGATGATGTCCATCTGCATTTCAGCCAGGCGGTTCTTATACCCCGTGACTTGCGGCACCATAATCGTGAACGGCACGCCGAATGGCCCCATTTGCTCTTGCGGCACATTCTTGACAATCGGCTCATTGATTTGCAGCATCTGGACGGTTTTCATATCGTCCGTAATGCGGAT